ATAAAAACAAAAATAAACAAAAATAAACAAAAATAAACAAAAATAAAAAACAAAAATAAAAAACAAAAATAAAAAACAAAAATAAAAATGAAATAATATTATCATAAATCTATGAAAAATAGATTCATTAAATGTTTGAAAGATGTCTAATTCTGTATTAGAATCCTTGTCAGAAGAAGAATTGAAAAATAGAATCAAATCTCTTCAAATACAAACGAAAAAAGCTAAAGAAATGCTAAAATTAAAACAAGAAGAACAAAATAATCAAGAAGCGTTAAATAAAATAGTCATTAAAATTTCCTCTAAAAAGAAATAAATCACAATATCTATTATTCTGAACATGTGTCTTTTAGTTTTATTTTCATACTAAAAGTCTATTTGTATAATATGAAGTTATTGTTGCATATTTCCAATGCACTAAGTTATTCTGAATTAATAAATTATTATAAATATATCCATAAATATTGGACATCCCATGTAGATACAATACTACTTCTTGTGCCTAAAAAATACGAAACAATTACTCATTATTACCAAACATCTTTATTTTCATCTTCTAAAATCAATCTACATATTCATTATATCAAATATTCATCTTCTAAGGTCATTTTTTCAGATGATTATTATTTATCCATGTTTCTAAAATATGAATTTTGGTCTAAAGTGACTGATAGTAGGCAACTATTTATCACCAATGTTCCTTATTTTTCCAGTAAAATAATAGAATTTATTAAACAGAATACTATTCACGAAGATAATTATTTACGTATTCAATATGATGATCATAATGTTCAACAAGTATCCAAATCATCCAATTACTTATATTATTTTCCATATATTGAATCTATGCTTACTCATCAGAATGTATTACATCCAATAAAAACGCAATTTTTACCACAACAATACTTTAAACAATTTATTCCTTCTCCTGTTTCAGATTCATTATTCAACCTTTTTCCAATAACTTCATGCAGCGCTTATGATATTTTTAATCAAAGAGTATTTTCAAATTATAAAAATAAGAAAAAACAAATCTACCAAATCCATGAAGAAAAAAATAATGAAAAATATTTTTTCCATTCAAAGCAAGACAATGGATCACTTCTTTTAAAAAAAGAAAAAGAATATTTACAGTTTTTATCAAAACACGAACCATTGTCATCTTTTTTTCCCAATATTTTTCAAACTTATGATCACGGATATTTATTAGAATGGAAAAATGATCAATATCAATCTTTTCAATTTTCTAAAGATGAATTATCCAATGAAAAACAAGTATTTACGATATTTAAACAACTAAGTTTCCTACATCAACTAGTTTCCAAGAAAATATCTCAAATAGAATTTTTAAATCACCTCAAAAAAGTATTTTACGAGTCGGCAATGCAGTCGTATCAAAAAATTCAACCTATATTACAGAAATTTCCATCTTTTCAGAAAGTCAACAATTTACACATTGATAGCTTTGAAACTACTTTAAAACAATTATCCAAAAAGTTATTTGATTATTATAATACCTTACAAGAATTTGAATGTCAATTTATACACGGAGATTTAATATTTGAAAATATATATTATCATATTCAAGATCAACAAACTTATGTATTTACAAATCCCCGACTTGATTACCAACCTTCGTCATTATTTATCAAAGAAATAGACTATGCATCCCTCTTATTTTCCATTTATAATTACCACAAACCAAAACTTACAAGTATCAATGAAAAAGAAATACTATTTGACATCCCTAAAACTCCGGTGTCTGATTCTTTTATTAATACACATTTTAATAAAATTCATTATATAATGATGATTTTTCAGTATTTCCAATATATGTCTTATCAAATGGAAGAATTAGATTATTGTTTATATTTTTATTATTATGGATTGTATTTGGCATCTATTATTTAGATAGGATTAAAAATATAAAAATATAAATATTTATAAAAATATTTATAATTAAAATATTTATAATTAAAAATAAATCAATCATAATTTTATACATTATTTATTTTATTAATAATCAAAATACTCACCCATATTTTGATGCATACTACAAGCTAATTTGGTATCCATTCTTCCAATAGAATAAATCATACTTCCATATACACCACGTAAATTCATGATAAAAAAGAATAATAGATAAATTTTCAGAAAATCTTTTTTAAAATCATAAGGACCCGAATTTTGAATTAAATCTATATGCTTATAAATTAAAAAGAGATGCTGATACATTAAAAACATGGTGTATAAAACAAATAATTTTATCCAGTCATTTTTTTCATTTTCGTGAAAGATTAAAGAACGCAGTTGTTGTGCATCTTTTTTTATCAAAACTAGTTTTTGATAATCTTCCAGATTATTCATTTTACTAATTATTAAGTATATATTTTTTAAGTAGATTTAATCTATTTTAAATTAATTATAAAATAATTCAATTAATTAATTAATTAATTACATTTAGACTTCGTTTTAAATGCTTCTCTTAAAATGGGCTGAATATAGGATGAACTTTGCTTTAATTCTTCCGCACTTAATTCTTTAAACCAATCAGGTAATCCTGGACTGGTATTATAAAAAGGAAAAAAATAACGTCTTGATCCACAATCTTGATTTTGAAAAGGCTTAAAAATACGGTTTAATTTATTTCCATAGGAATCATATTCCTGACATTGCGAAGAAATATGATGATATTTCCAATTTTTATTCTTCTCTAATTGATCATGGCACTGAGCTAAAATTTCTTTACCAATTCCATGATAATCTACTTTATCTTGGTTCTGAATTTTTTCTTCCGCGCGTTTTCGAATACATTGAATAAAATCTGATTTAGGTCGAGACATCATCATCCAATTTAGTGGTCGACTGTATCCATTCATTGTTTGACTACATTTTTTCTTATTAAAGCCACAACCAAATCCAACATAATCTACATGGGCCAAATGTTTATAATAGTCACATAAGCATTTTACTACAACAATATCAGCATCAATCCATGCCCCTCCGTATTTTTCCAATAATAAATAACGATAAAAATCTACTTTTTGAGGAATCGATAAATTTTCCAATTCATAATTTTGAATTTCAGGAATATAATCATATATACTTTTTTCATCTAAAGAAATAATAGTAAAACAATCACCGCAGTTATGTAAAACACTTTGTTCACATAAGTCAATATAACCTGGTTTTTTCTTTCCTAAGGGTGTCTCCCAGTATTTCCATATTATTGGTTTTTTTTTATTAAAAAAAGTATTTGTATTGGAAAATCCTTCGTATATATATGATTGATTTTTCTTATTATATTTTCTATAAAATAAATAGTAAATCATTCCCATTAGTATAATTATATAAAAAATGAGTAATATATTTGCATAAGAAAAACTATTTTTAACCATAGTCTACTATTATTTAGATAAGATTAAAAATCAATTTAAAAATAAAATAATAATTAATTATATATAAAACATATATTAAAATGAGTGCTTTTGAAAACCAAGAATATATTCCTTCCATACTTTGGTATCAAAATAATTCTTACATTTTTACGGAAATTGAATTATCTAATTATCATGATACTACCATTGATGTATCAGAAAATTATTTTTCTTTTTCAAGTATGAGTAAAGATAAAACTTATAAAATAGATTTTGAATTGTACAAGTCAATTAAAAATCATAAGATTCAATATAATGAAAATAAAATTAAAATTGTTTTTGAAAAAGAAGAAGACGAAGAATGGCCTCGATTAACACAATTAAAAAATATATATAAACAACATATTAAAATTCATTGGACTTATTGGAATCTGGAAGAAGATGAAGAACAAAATGATAATATGGGTAATTTTGATATGTCTCAGATGATGAATGGTATGAATGGAAATCAATTCAATATGGAAGAAATGATGAAAAATATGAGTAGCGAAGAAGAATCTGAAGAAATAAACAATGAAGATGAAAACAATGAAGAAAATCAAAATGAAACTCAAAATAATGAAAATGACAATAAACAATTATTAAATAAAGATTTAGATGCTGCATTTGATAATAGTCATTCTGAGGAAATATCCTCTTGTAGTCATTAAAAAAATCATGAAATTAATTAAAAATTAATTAAATGCAAAAAAAATATTGGAATATTATAGAGAGTATTATGAAAAAAAGTTCAATATCAAAAAATTTACCTTTATATTTTGTTCAAGATTCAGATTATAATGGTGGTAAAATAAATAATAAAGAAAATGCTTTTCGTATTTTTGATGATAAACAACTGGGTTATAATTATCAAATAAGCACTATTTCATTATTAAAATTATTTGATTCTTTCATGAAAAAGAAAAATAATCAAAAAAATAATAACCAAATTTTTTACATGAAGGCAACTGAATCAGCATCTTATTATAAAAATTTACATAAAAATAATAAAAAATTAAATAAATCTAAATAAAATAAATAAAATAAAACAAATAAATAAAACAAATAAAATAAAACAAATAAAATAAAACAAATAAATAAAACAAATAAATAAAAATTTTATCCTTTTAAAGTATATGAATAGTTATTTTATTATTATTCTTATTTTATTCATTCTTTGTATTCTAAGTTATTGTATTTATTTTAATAAAAAAACAATAGAACATTATTGTTATATTCCTAAATACAATAGTCAAGGTGTTCCAAATAATTTCAATGTACATTATTCTTATAAACCACAATCAAATATTAAAAATAGTGGGTGTGATAATTATTGGAAAGACTGGTCAATGGAATCTAATAGTATCATGGTCACTGATGAACCGATTCCAATATCAAGTGATCAATTAAAATTACCTCCCACTTCGCAAATTGGAAATCGATCTTATGCAACTGGATTAATTGATTATAAAAAATTAGTATCCATGATCAATGATCCTAATAAAAATTACTTTAAACGTTCTCAAATTTTAAATTTAAATCCAATCACAAAAGAAAAAGTTCCTTATTACTACGAAGTAGAATTTTCAATTATTCAAATGAATAAAAAAACAGATAAGCAACGTTGGACACAATATAGTCCTTCTGTAATGACAACTTTTAAATACCAAGATATTGCATCCCCAATATCTTTAGTAAATGACTTAAATATAGAGTTTCAAAAAAGAATCAATAGCAAGCAACAATTTATTGTATCCAAGCGTGATAAATTAATTTATGGTATAGTAAATTTTCAAATTATCTACTATAAAATTTTAAATATTATGTATTTGGATAATAATAAAAATATTCCTGTCTATATCATGCAAATTGGATTATTTCAAGAAAAAAATTACTATATCCCCACCTTTTCTTATATTGGTCTTAAACTAAAAGGAAAATTGATTATTGTAAAAGCAGAATATGTGGGTGTAAATGCAAATCAAGATTTTTTATTACCAAATGCTGCTGATAATTTTGAAAATCAAAAAAATTTTTTTGTATTAAATAAAAATTTCAATAGTTTCAGTCCACGTATCACTAATTCTGATTATATTGTCGATATTGAAAATCAGATGAAAGATTCTCATAAATTAGTAAACCAATATGCTTGTTTTAATATTAATATTGACAATAGTCAAGATTCAGCAAAAGCATTTTTACCGTATTATTCACGTCAAGATTGTGAATCAACACTTGACCCTTTTGGAAGACCTAAACCAGTTGGTATTTACGATAAACCATGTAAAGAAGATAAAGAATGTCCATTTTTTCAAAGTAATAAAAATTATCCTAATAAATTTGGCGGATGTGTAAATAATAAATGTCAATTACCCTTAAATATGACTAATATTGGATATCATTATTATGTAAGTGATAAAACTAGTGAGCCTCTTTGTTATAATTGTAATAATAATCAATTTGATTCAACTGCGTCAGAATTAGGAAATTGCTGTCATGAACAATTTGATAAAAAAAAATATCCTTTTCTAAAAAGTCCGGATTATGCTTTTACGGATGATGAACTACTTCGTAAAAATTATGATTTACAAACAAATTTTGTAATCAAAGGAAAAAATAAGTTTCAATTTGTTCCAAAAAAAAAAGATTAAGTCTTCTATTTTTCCGTTAAAAAACCATTATTTTCTAATGTTTTTTTATTACATTGTTCTACGCCCACTAAATATTGACAATTTGGATTATCATTATTTGAAATATAACCGTATTTTTCAAATATTTTAATGGTAGTATGATGATATTGTAAATAACGTGATATATTGGGACGAGGACCAATTCGCTCAATTTTAAATTTATCAGGTAAAATATGATTAATTATTTTAATATTTTCTAAAAATAAAGTGGTTATATTTTTAATTGTTTCATCATTAATTTTATTATTTGTTATTAAATAATGTTGATAACTTAATATTGGTATATCTGGGCGATTTCTAGAATAATAGTAATTACCAAATTTTTTTGGCAAATAATTTGATGAAATTTTGTTTAAATCATAAGTATCTACGTCGAAAAAGCTATTTTTATTTAGAAAAATATTTTGTAATTTAGGTTTTAATTGAAATGGAATAATAATAATTTCTTTTTCGTAATCATAATTAAAAAGTTCATTTAAACGTGTACTAGGTAAACTTAAACCATAAATAGCAACTTCAACTTCATCATTTTTTAACCCATCTTGTAACTCTTCTTCCGTGTCATAAACTTTAATAATCATATCTCCTTTATTATAATTTAAATCATTCAATAATTTATCAATATAATAATAGATACTATTTGTTTTATACATAATACCAATTTTTGTCTGATATGGTAATGTATCTAAACTATAAATTTTATATTTTAACTTAGTTAAAGGTAATAAATATGATTTATATATGTTTGAAATAACAAACATATTATTTAATTTATTGCGATTTTTATAATTATAATAACTAATTACCAATAAATTAGTAAAAGTTAAATTTATTTTATTTTCATATAATAAGTTCAATGCTTTTATACGGTCATTAATTTCTACTGAAACAATTTTGTATGTTAATGTTTTATTAATAATAATTCTAGAAATAATATTATTAAATTCAAATGAATAGTTATTCGATCCAATAATAATATCATTAAAATCAATTTTTTTTTTAAAATAACTTTTATTATAATTATGATTTTTATAAAAATTACTCAATAAATTAGAATCTACATTATAAAAGGGTAAATAATACGTTAAAAAGTGCTCTTTTTTATTTGAAACAACTTGATTTAAAGTATAAAATAAAACATACATAATTAGAAATAAAATAAATATTGGTAAAAATGAATAGGTCATCTATATATTATTTCTATAAAATATAAGGAAATAAAAAATTAAAAATATATCTAAATAATTAATATATAATGATATTTGATTTAAAATACGTTATTTTTATTTACATCATATTTATTATTCTATTATATTTATACAAACCAAGTATTCTCACATTAGGTGATAATAAAAATAAAAAATTAATTTATTTGGTATTTCTAATTATTATTTTAGCTATTATTTCTTATTACATTAAAGTAGTTATGGAATATTTTTTTTAAAAATATCAAATATACTAAATAATGAAAAAAAATATTTCATTAGTTATTCAAAGGAAAAATGAAAAAAAAAATATTTCTATTTTTTCTTATCCCATTGTGAAAAATTTCGTAAATGATCATTTTTTAAGAAATAAAAAAGATAAACCTTTTACAATCCCCCAACGTTCTTTTTTTACTGTAATAAATCAATTTACACAATTTGTAATTTCTAAAATCAAATTAATTACTCTATTTTTATTGGTATTTATTTCTATGATTAAATTGACTTAAAGTAAATTGTTTATATAAAAAGTATAAATTAAAATGAGTAGTTTAGAAAATAGTTCCCTAGAAGCCTCTGAAATAGCTAACTTAGCAATTTCTAATGATAATGAAGAACAATCTGAAATAAGTGTCGAAGAAGAACAATCAGGTGGCGATGAAGATAATGACGAAGAAGAATCTAATGTTGATGATGATGAGAATGATGAAGAATCTGATGATGAAGAAGATAACCAAAGTGCAGGTAGTAGTAATGTAGCTATTGATCTTTCCGAAAACGAATTCTATAAAGGTATGTGTACACTTTTGGAAGATCAAGAAGGAAATAATATTCTAGAATATATTAGTTTGCTTCATTCTGAATTAATTGGACACAATAAGACGATGAAAGCTATAAAAAAGGATCTTTCTACTATTGCTGAATGTGCTAAAGTTATGACCCAGCAAATGAGTAAAGGTAAGAAGTAATTTACTTTTTACTAAAATAGTTATGAAAAAAACAAAAAGTGAATATATTTTAATTTAAAATATTTCTCTATTATTTATTATAATATGAATTATTACAATAAATATACCTTGATAGAATCATCAAAATCCTCTTTTTCCATTTTTTCAGGAAAATTAGAAAAAAAAGACGATATTTTTTATGTGAACGATGTGGAAGTAGGAAATAATCGAGGTATTATTCATGATATTGTCCATGTTAATAAAGAAACAAATGAAGTAATTAATATTCAAGAACGAAATAAAAAAAGTATTCCCGGAATATTACAACTTCAATCGAAAATGAAATATGGAGTTAAAAATAATAAATCTATTTATTTATTTAAACCATGTAATAAACAATACCCATATTTTTATGTTTGTTCTTCTTCAAAAGCACAAAAACAAGTTTATGCATTAATTGAATTTAAATCATGGGAAACTAATGAAAAACAACCTTTTGGTACAATTATAGAAATACTAGGACCCATTGGACAAAAAGAAAATGATCTAAAAGCGCTACTCTATTATTATGATTTATTTCATAAGCAACAAAAGGCTAATCCACTAGAACTTCAAACACATCAGCAAATGATAGAAAATATTTCCTTAAAAGATATTGAATATTCTAT